GGTGGATCTGGAATTACTACAACCATATATCCAGAAAATGGTGCTAGAAATTATCAACTTGTTGGTGTTTCTTCTGCACAAACTTTCCAGGTAAATGTTGGAACCAGTACGATTACACATAATTATGTTGGAAGTGGAACTGTAACACAGTTTTTCCCAGATTTAAGTTTTGGTTCTGGTTATAATGGAATAGTTTCTGTGTCGGTTGCGGTTACAGAACCAACAACCACAGTTGGATTGGGAACCACTACATTTAGTTTTACTGAAAGTGAAACAATAACACAAGTTGATAATCTAGGTGTTTTTGGATTTGTGAGATTTGGAACAACAGACTCCGGTATTGTCACATTAAGAGGGGTTGTTGGAGATTTCAATACTTCTGGTGAATTGCAACAAGCAGGAATTGGTATAGGAAGAACTCCAGAAACACTTTCAATATCTGGACATTCAGGAACCGAAGCTGTTATAACTGGAGCACCTGTTGGATTTAATACACATAGATTTGAAAGTGCCACAGCAGGAATTGTTAAAGCAGGAAGTCCTGCAATTCAACCAGAATCTGGAACAACATATAATCCACAAACTGGCATCTTATCAGTCACTGCAGCAAGTCATGGATTATCTACTAATGATCTTGTAACAATCGCAGATGGATCATTGGTATTTTCCTGTGCTCAAGACAGTTTCCAAACCTTACATGCATATCCAAGAAGCACTGATTATATATCAGGAGTCTCCACTGCTATCACTAAAGTAAATAATGATAAATTTACAGTATTTGTCGGAACATCTCCAGCACATGGTGGAGGAGCACTTGAATTCAATATTTCTAATGGTGGAACGGGTTATAGTGATCCTGAAATATTTGTTTCCGAACCATCATATGAAAATCTTTCTGTAGTAGGTATTTCTAGAAGAGGAATTGGTTCTACCACTGATACTGGAGTAGGATTAAAAGTTGATGTTATACCATCTCCAAGTTCCGATTACACTGGAATAGGATCAGAATTATTTGAAGTATCTAAATTCAATGTTAGCACTCCAGGATATGGATTTTTACCTGGAGATAAATTTAAAGCAGTTGGATTAGTTACTTCTAGATTTATAGAATCCTTGGTAAAAGAATTTGAAATGGAGGTCACTGAGGCATTTAGCGATGCTTTCTCTTTATGGCAGTTTGGTGAATTTGATTATATTGATTCTATAGCACCATTACAAGATGGTAGAAGAACTAGATTCCCATTAAAATATGAGAATGAATTAATCAGTGTTGAGGCTAATGATTCTTTTGATATTGAATTAAATCCTATACTTCTTATTTTTAGAAATAGGGTTATTCAAGAACCAGGAAAAACTTATGAGTTTATTGGAGGAACAACAGTTAATTTCAAAGTTGCTCCAAGACCCGAAGATGATATTCACATTTTCTTCTATAAAGGAACTGATGGCGATGATTCTTCTCTTGTAATAGCTCCACCTAGACCGATTGAAATTGGTGATGAAATAAAAATCATGTCAAAACCAAATCAAGATGATCGATTGGTTTCAGAATTTACACAAGCAGATACAATTAGAACAAACACATATAGAGGTCTTGGAATAACAGATGACTTTGAACCGGTTGAGGTTATAAGACAAAAAGATGATTTGATTCTTGATGGGGAGATAGTCAGTAAGTCTAGAGTATCTCTCGAACCAAGAATTACTCCAACAGCAAAAATAATTTCAGATTTTAGTACTACTGATTCACAATTCTTTATAGACACTCCGGGAGCATTTTTCAACTATGAACAAGAAGTTAATGCATTATATAATATCAGAATTAGTTCCGAAGAACCTAATCCAGTATCAGCCGCAATAACAGCAACTGTTTCTGCGGCAGGGACAATATCAAATTTAACAATAGTTAGTGGTGGATCTGGATATACATCGGCACCTACTGTGCATATACAGGCACCTCCTACACAAATAGGTATTGGTATTGGAACTATTGCTACTGCAACTCTCACTATTAATAATGGTTCAGTCAATGGATTTACAATTACAAACCCAGGACTAGGATATTCTCAAATAAATCCACCTCAATCTATCGTCTCTTTACCAGATATTTTGAATAGAGAAATTGTCACTGGAGTCTCATCAATAAGAGGAAACAAAGGTGTCATTACTGGAATAGGAACTACAATTGTCAGTGGTAATTTGGGGATTGCATTTACTGCTGTTATTGTCAACAAAAGAAATTATGACGTTACTGTTTTTGCACCTGGAAATCCAGTTTATATTTACAACACTGAAATAGGAGATGGGGTTACTTCCATTAATAATGGTGATTCTGAAATCGTTGGTGTGGGAACTACATGTGTTGATAACATTTATATTATAAAAGAATTCAGTGTTATTAGTGGTGAAGCTCCAAATCCTGTCACAGGGATAATTACATGTAGAATTCTTTCTACAACAGATACTACTAAAATTCCTGAAACTGTTGGATTTACAACAGATCCAATTGGTAGATTTTCTGTTGGACTTATTTTGGGTGCCGGAATTCAAAGATCTTCAAAACCATTGTCTATTGGTGTAACGGGATTTACAATTAATTCTGGATTGACCACTTTCCCAACGGTTCAAAGATTTGGTGGTGATCAAACTTTCTTCAATACCGGATCAATTATAGACGAACTTATAGAATAGTCCCTTATAAATATCTAAAAAACTATCGATATGTCCGCCGTAGTAACAGATCAATTTAGAATTGCTAATGCCACTAGTTTTATAGAATCCGTTTTAGACGATAATAATTCTTATTATGTATTTTTAGGATTACCAAATCCTACTGTGGCAGGATTCGGCAGGACCACAACGGTTAATGATTGGCCTTTAGCACCGGTTGATAATTTAAGTTATCAAACAAGTTATAGAGATTCTATGTTGTTTGGTAAAAAAATAAATACTGCAAATATTAGAAGAGTTGTAAAAAAACATATTTGGAGTCAGAACACTCGATATGACATGTATCGACATGATTATAGCGCTACAAATTTAACACCAAATTCAAAAACCACTAATTTATATCGATCAAATTTCTATGTGATGAATAGTGATTTTGAAGTTTATATTTGTCTAGATAATGGATCAAGTGGTGCTCAATCAGAGTCTAGTGCAAAAGGAAACAGATCTTTAGTTGAACCAGATTTTACTGATATAGAACCAATAACTTTATCTGATGGATATACTTGGAAATATCTCTTTACTGTTGCACCTAGTGATATTATAAAATTTGATTCTACTGAATATATTGTACTTCCGAATGATTGGTCTACCACAACAGATTCTCAAATAAAAACCATTCGGGAATCTGGTAATTCTGATGTAAATAAAAATCAGATAAAAAAAGTATATATTAAAAATCCAGGAAAAACTGGAGGATATTTATCCTCATCTGCTTCAGGACCTCATACATTAAATATTTTGGGTGATGGCACTGGAGCAAAAGTTAGTGTGACAGTTGCAGCTACAGGTATAATACAATCTGTAAAAGTAATATCTGGAGGATCTGGATATACATATGGAATTGTAGACTTGGGACCTATACAAGTATCAGATGACAATAGTCTTGCTTTAGGAGAGTTAATTCCTATTATACCACCATCAAAAGGACATGGACATGACATTTATAAAGAACTTGGAGCTGATAAAGTTCTAGTATATGCTAGATTTGATGATTCCTCTAAAGATTTTCCAAATGATACTACATTTGCTCAAGTTGGTATTATTAAAAATCCAGAAAAATCTACCTCAACAGATATTTACAAAGCAAATGAATTTTCTTCTTTAGATTCATTTAAGGTTAGCACATCATTAGATGAAGGTACTTTAAATTATGCCGGAGTAAAAATTACACAAGATCTTGGTGATGGTCAAGGAATAGCTAGAGGATATATTGCATCATATGATACTGATACGAGAATAGTAAAATATTTTCAAGATAGATCATTATTTTTTGCATCTCCAGCAGATTCTACTGGAGGTGGTGATAGTCATCTTGATACAATTGATGTTTCTACAAGAGCTAAAGTTCTTAAATTTGGAGGATCTAATGATATCTCAATTAAAGATCCTGGCAACATACATATAAGAAATATTGATACTTCATTAAGTGGTGTTACAACGACCGTAAACAATAAAATTATTAATCTTGGAGTGGAATACACAAATGGGGTTGCTGGACCAGAGATAAATAAAAAGACAGGAGATATTATTTACATTACGAATCGATCTGCTGTTCAGAGAGATTTGAGACAAAAAGAAGATATCAAAATTGTCCTGGAATTCTAATAAAAAAAGATGGCACAAAAAACTAATTTAAATATAAATCCATATTATGATGATTTTGATCCTGAAAAGAATTATCAAAAAGTTTTATATAAACCGGGATTTCCAGTACAGGCAAGAGAGTTAACAACATCTCAATCAATTTTACAAAATCAATTAGAATCTTTTGGTACTAACATATTTAAAGATGGGTCACTTGTTGTTCCAGGATCTATTGCATATGATAATAATTATTATTCTGTCAAATTAAAATCTTCTAATTTTGGCATTGATATTTCTCTTTATATTAAGAATTTTATAGGTAAAAAAATAATTGGTCAAACTTCTGGTGTAGAAGCTAAAATAAGATTTGTTCTTCTGCCG